CAGTGGCACTCAATCAGTCAGCTACATCGTAACATAGGAGGACACAATGAAATTTCATGATTTTAGTCCGTTCTATCGTTCAGGCGAAGGTATCCGATCCAAGGTAAGTGGCGATAGGATTATCGATAACCCGGCTGTGGCTGATCTACAGTCAGGAGCCAGTTTTAAGTTTGATGGCACTGATGATCGGGTCGAGATCTCAACTGACACTAATTTGGATATGGGCCAAGGCGATTACTCGATTAGTCTCAGGTTTAAGTCAGATTCGCTTCGGGCCGATAATAACATGCTGTTTTCTGCCAGAGTAGATGGCGATGATGCTTATGCCATTGCAGTTCTGACAGATAAATCTATCCGTCATTATGTTTTTACGGGTGGGACTGCCCGTGTAAATGCGATCACTTCAGCAAATGCTGTCACCACTGACCAGTGGTACGATCTGGCGGTAGTGGTTGATAGAGATGTTGGGAGTAGCGTTTATATTGACGGCGTAGCCCAATCGTTAGGGACAAATGTCAAAGATGATGGGGCTAATTCTTTAGACTTTTCAGCTTCACGATTTATTGGGTACTACGATACTGGCGATCAGGACTTCGACGGACAAATATCCCAAGTACGTCTCCACAACCGAGCCCTTTCAGCAGCCGAAGTACGAGCGGCCTATAATGGACAGGCGGTAGGGTTTGAGTATAGGGGTGCTAATCAGACAGAGTTGGTTTACAATGACTTCACTAATGACTTGTCTTCTAATGGGTGGACATTTCACTCTGGTGTGACCTATGATACGGCTGATTATATTCAATTCACTAACGTAAACGGTAGCGAAGGCTCAACTTATGGATTGTATTATACTGCCAACCCTGTAGCAGTGGCAGGGAAGAAATACAAATATAGTTTCACCATAACCGACTACGAAAGTGGGAGCGTGAACCTGAGTCTGGGTGGCGGTTCCATGAGCGAAGATTATACTACCAGTGTAATTGCTATGGGTGACGGAACATATACTGGTGAGATTGAAACGAGAGGGGATGCTTATGTGCGTTTCTATGCACGGACGGCTGGCACTAATACAACACTAAGGCTTACGGCCCTCTCGTTAACTCAGGCTGGCTGCGTAGCAGAATTTCTGCCCAGCGGCATCAATGCCACCCAGTGGGTCGATACGTCAGGGAATAACTTACACGGCACGACATCCACAGCCACGGCGGTCAATCACGAAGTGGGGGCGTTGACAACAGTTGGTGATATTAGGATTGGTAGCGGTTCGGGGATTAGCTTCAGCCCTTATGATGACGCTGTGACTGGGCCTCCTGGTTCAGATAGCAACCTGCTGGACGATTATGAGGAAGGGACTTGGACGGCAGCGTTCACAGCGGGTTCTGGTGGTATCACTATCGATGCTGCGACCGTTACTGGATACTATACAAAGGTTGGTAATCTTGTGACTATCAAGGGTAGGTTTGAGGTTGGTTCTGTTTCTGGCCCTCCTAGTGGTGAATTGACTATAACAGGGTTGCCTTTTGCGGCTGCTAACCCAACGGGGGATGCTGCTAATTGTATCGGGGGGATACTTTTTGAACACGCAGCGACAGCAATTTCTGGCGATATTATAGGCCTAGTTCCTGATGGATATTCTAACGTCCTGATTAGGCAGAGCGGAACTACAAGTTATGGTAATACATTGGCAGCCAATGTAGATGGTGACACTACTATTATTGTGTCTGGCCTCTATTACAGCAGTTAACTAAGGAGCATAAATTATGGCAACAACAATAACTGAAATAGAACAAATCGATGCAATCGAGTGCCTTGAATCTGGTGCTATTCAGGTCAAGAAAGGCACCTATTATGAAAAGACGGTGACTGAAACTCTACCTGTGATGGAAACAGTGGAAGTCAGTCGTACACCTGTCTTGGATGAAGATGGTAACGCTGTCATGGAAACCAAGGCGGTCGTTGACTCTGACGGTAATATGGTGCTGGACGACGATGGTATGCCAGTCACTGAAGAAGTGGCACGAGAGACTGTGGTGACCGAAGAGCAGGACACCGGTGAGACACGGGAACAGGATACGGTTACTATGAATCATGTGGGGAATTGGCGTGGTGTAATCGGCCTACGTGACACAGCTAGAGCCACCGAGCTACTGGGTGATAAGGACAAGATCGCCTTCGCTCACTGGGCTACCTTTGCTGAACCTGCCCCCGAACCCGAACCTGAAGTTGAATCACTATCGAAACCGACTGAGGATAACACTATAGCTGAGATTAAAGCTTATCTGGATCAGGAGAGTATCGAGTACACTTCGACCCAAACGAAGACGGAACTATTATCTCTAATCCCGGAATAGATGAGACTGTTCGGTAAAAAGAAACCGGATCAGCCTAAAGTGAGTCGGGAACTGACCAAGCCTCACGTCAACGAGGATGCTGATCTGGTCAAACGTGAGAAACAACAGATTCGAGCTTTCAGTCAGAAGAGATTCTGGTTAAAAACCCAGAAGTTCGGTTGGTAAATATGGCATTTTGGGATCAATTGGAAGGTGAGACAGCTACAGCTTTTCGAGCCTTCTGTGCCTATCGTGACATGGGATTGGATCGGACCCAACGACAAGCCTGGGAAATGTTACAACGGGCTGATGGTAAACAGACCAAATCGATGAACCCACGATGGAAAGAGTGGCGCAAAAATTATCGATGGGATGATAGGTCCGAAGCTTTCGACGCTTATCAGGATAGTATCTTTCAGAAAAGATTGATCGATACTAACATGAAAGCTCGACAGAAGATGATCCGTAGTGCTCAGACCCTTCAGGAGTTCGCCGTTCAAGTTATCCATAAATCCGACATCGAGGAGATGGATAGTGATGAAGCTAGGAAACACCTCAAGACAGCGGTAACAGCTTTGAAAGACGGCATCCAGTTAGAGATGTCGTTACTAGGAATTAAGACAGAACCTGGGTCCACACCCAGTTCATCGGCTCAGAATGGACAACAAATCGATATTAACATCCTTATTGACCAGTTTAGAACCTTCGGAACTCGATTGGCTTCAGCAGACCTCCCAGGTGTTGTATCAGAGCAACCCCAAGCTCTTAATAGCGGGGTTGTCGGAAATGATCAACAGCATGGCCGGATTGTTGAAGATTCACGACAAGTTTCGACAGTTACGACCGCTGGTCCCCAATAACACCCAGTTAAAGATCCTGGAGACGGTCTTTAAGATGGAGTCGGAAGGGAAACCGATACGGATTATTGCGCTAAAAGGTCGACAACAGGGGTCCAGTACCGGCATTGGGGCTTACTGTTTCTTACGGGCTTTGTGTGAAGCTAATACTAACGCTCTGATAATCACTGAGGAGAAGGGTGGATCGGCTAAGAATATCTTCCAGATGTACAAGACATTCGCTGATAATCTCCCTGACATGGGCGTAAAGCGTGAGTTTACAAGAGAGAACACCTTTATGAAGTTCGCCACCCCACTCAATAGTCAGATACGGGTTGAGGGTGGAACTATCACTAGCTTTACTTTTCAGGTGGTCCATTTATCAGAAGCCGCTTTCTTCCGTAACCTACGAGAGACTATCAGTATGTTGTACCAGACGGTTCCTGACACTGATAGTGCTATTTTCTTGGAATCCACAGCTAACCGACATGGTGACGATTTCTATCAAGAATGGATCCGAGCTGTTAATGAAAAGTCTGATTTCTATCCTTTGTTTATACCCTGGTTCACCCACGAAGAATATCAGCGAGACTTCGATTCCGATCTAACTAAAGAGCAACTAGGTAACAGTTTAGGTAACGCTGAGGGTGACGATTATGGCAATGAACAACAGTTGGTCGAAGCCCATCCAGATCTAACACTGGAGAAACTGAATTGGAGACGGCACGCTATTCGGAACCGATGCGCCGGCTCGGTCCATGAGTTTGATCGACAGTATCCGTGTACTTGGGAAGTGGCCTTCAGGACTCAAGTAGCCTCAATATTCGATCTCAACCGGATAGGTCAACTGAAAAGTAAAGCCCCAAGAGCCAAGAAGGGTCACTTTAACGAGACACCGCGTGGTGTAGAGTTTCGACCGATGGGTGTAGCTGTCTCCAAAGTTTATCGGTTCCCAGACGAAACCTACAAATCTGGTTATATTATCGGGGCTGATGTAGCTGAGGGGTTAGATACTGGTGATTATAGTTGTGCCGTGGTAATGAAACGTCTCCCGATGGAGGTGGTCTGTGTTATTCGAGCCGGTAAGGGTGAACAACTGTCTCTCGATTATTTCGCTGATCAGATCAAGTGGGCGGCTAAATATTACGATAACGCTTCCATCTGTGTAGAGAGTAATGCTGATGGTAGTGCGGTCAACCTCCTCCTATCGGAACGTGGAGCAGGTAACTTGTTGCGAGAACGAGACATCCAGATCAGTGATTCGTCTCGATTTGGTTGGCGTAACACTTCATCCACCCGTCGGTTAGGGGTGGCTTTGTTACAGACCTACTTTAATAAGGGTGAGTTCCTGGTCTATGATGACCAGATATTGCAAGAACTGAACAACTTTGTTACCGTCAATGGTAAACCTCAAGCTGTTAAGAAGGGTCAACGGAGAAAGCCGGGTGAAGATGATCAAGGTTGGTTTGATGATGGGGTCTTCGCTTGTATCTCAGCCCTGTTAGCTCACGAAGGGTTACCAGCACCTAAGCCTAGTAAATGGGTCGAGAAAAAAGAACGATTGATAGAACAACGTCGATGGGAGGAGGATCGTAAACCAAAAACGGTGTGGGATTATGTCTGATAAAATAGAAAGTTTTGAACTGATCAACGACGAAGACGACTTACTCCAATCCATCAAAGCTATGCGGGCTGAAGCTGAAGACGCTATCAGTCAACGAGTGAAAGTAGCTCGGAAATCCTGGCTGTATCTGTTGGGTAGTCAATACCTGATCGAAGAAGGTGAAGCACTGGTCGATGCTGAAGTGCCGAGCTGGAAGTTCAGGCTGACCCGTAACATCGTGGCACCGGTGGTGGATACATTAGCCCCGATCCTATCCCAAGCTCGGCCTAAATACTTCATTAGGGCTGATTTCCCTGATATGGAAGCTGTTATCTCAGATAATGATATAGGGATGCCGATCCCGACGGGGATGACTGATAAAGAGTTGGCTGAGAAGTTGGAGACCATTCTGGATGCTACGCATCAACGACGAGGCGAAGGATTAGAGATCAGTAAGCTGTTAATGGATGTGTTGGTCAACGGGACCGGGTTTCGTAAAATCCATTATTGTCCCTATATGCAAGAGATTAAGCTACCTATTATCCCGATGGAAGATGTACTGGTCGACCCGATGGGTACTCGATTGGACTTCCAAGACTCCAAATATGTGATTGTACGGACCTATCTGGATGCGGCTGACATCGAACACCTGTACGGAGTCAAAGAATCCGATTACGCTGATGGGTCTGATGCCGATCAATCGGCTGATCATAGTGTCAAGAGTGGTCGTGGATTCTTGCGACGGGTACGGAACTATTTCAAAGCACCACGCGGAGAACTTACCACTGAAACCCGATATGAGCGTAACAGGTATCCGGTCCTAGAGGTCTATTTCGACGCTGATCATGGGATTTCGGAAGCTTTCGACTATCGTTACGATGAGGAACGTCAACAAGCTAACCGATCCAGAGTAGTGGTCTGTATCAATGAACAGAAGATCGTCTACGATCAACCGAACCCATATTGGCACAACGAGTTCCCTATTATCGGTTATACCTCATCACCGTTACCTCACGTATTTCACGGCCGATCTGAAGTAGAACCACTGTTATCGATACAAGACGGGACCAACATCCTCTATAACACTGTTATCGCTAACGCTTTACTGATGTCAAATTCACAATGGTTAATCGAGGACGGATCAGTCGATTATGGTGACTTAACTAACCAACCCGGTCTGATTGTACCGGTGGAAGATATAGGTAAAGTCCAACGAATCCCACCAGCACCGATTCCAGGTGATGTATTGGGATTGGTTAAAGAGTTGGAACAGACAGCTCAAGAACAGGTGTCGGGTGTCAGTCCGGTTCTACAAGGTCAAGCACCCGGCTCCAATGTTTCGGGTAAACTGGTCAGTCTCCTGACCGGTAACGCATACAACCGTCAAGTACCCAAGATCCAGAGCCTGGACGTATCTTATCGTCGTCAAGCTAGAGTGGAAGTCAGTCTGTTACAACAGTATAAAGAGTTTGACGACCCCAGAGAGACGCGAACTTATGATCGGGGTGAAAACCTGTTATTCAATGAAGCCATGCGGGAACTGTTATATAGCGTGGAAATCGAATCTAAGGCCGATGCGCCTTTGAACATGACCGACCGTATCAATTACGCTTTTGCTATGGTCCAATCTGGTGTCTTTGATGTTAAAGAATTTATCAGATACACCGGTGTCGAACTTTCTGAAGAACGGCGAGCTGAGATCTTTGATGTCATGGATCAGGCTCAAGTTCTTCAACAACAATTGGCCAACAACCCAGAGTTAGGACTGTCGGCAGACAATAATCCTGCGCAACCTGGACTGGCCGAACCCAATGTAGCTAATCAGTTAGGAGTATAAGAAGCTATGAACGAGCAGCCCATCGAAACAACTCCCCAAGAGGGAACCACTGTTACCGAGGACTCGTCTGAACCCGTTGACCCGATTGAAGCCGAACTCTCGACCCTACGTGAGAAAATGGATAGCGAAAGATTAACCGCTAAACAGAAGATCACCGAAATGGGTCAGGATCGAGCCGATCTAAAAGCCCAGTTGGAATCCCAACAAGCTGAGATCGATAACTTGAGACGAGGCGGTTACGCGGACAATCAACCCCAAGAAGAAGATGTATATCAGCGGGCAGTGCGGGAAATTGCGCACGAAATTGTTGACCTAAAAACTCAACAAGCTCAGCGCGACGAAGCTCAAGCCGTTGATTCCAAAATTACGAAACTGCAACAACAGTTTGGGGTTAGTGTTGAAGACGCTCAGTTAATTCACGATTACAACATCCAAGGCGATTTTGAAAGCGCCTACAAGGTGGCTAATCTGAATACACAGCGGAATCAACGTAAACAGAATCAAGCCCAACAACGAGCCTCAGCCGGTGAACCATTACCTCAAGCCAGAGCCAATACATCTTCACCTCCTCAAGTGAGTGAAGGTGATCTCAGGGAGAAGATGGCGAAGATGAGCCCCACCGAGAGAGCTTCTGCTGTGGCTGTCAACCCGGACCTGTTGCGGTACTGCTAGGCGATAGGGTCAATAATACCCTACGCCATTGGGGGATTTTACAATGGCCGCAGTCGGTGGTGCAACCACTACTATTCTGGACCAAATCGAGATGGCAACTTTGCCATCCCAACAGGGGCTGAATACAGCTCTACTTTCTAAAACCAGCCCGCTTTTACGGGTACTACAAGAGAATGCCAAGGAAGATACTGGCAACTCGATTCGGGCCCAAGTCCGATATAACAGGAATAAACACCAATGGTACTACGGGTCCGAGCAATTAACAGCTTGGAGAACCGACGACACCACTAATCAGACAACTGATGTCGGTGGTGAGGGTGCGACTACCGGAGCCGGTGGTCAGTTCGCTCAGGTTGAGTATCAATGGAAAAACCTGGCTGTTAATGTTCGTATCACAGAAGATATGTTGGTGGAGAACAGTGCGCTCAACATCAACGACCTTCTTAACATAGAATCTATTGATTCTATACCGGAGAGAGACCGTAAGACAATCTTCAACATCTTCGCTCGTGAGACCGAGTTGATGGCTGATGATATGTCTAATGCTCAAGCCTACGCTTTAGCCAACCAGGAAACTGGTGGGTCTGGCGGTTTGACTAACGCTGGTAACGATCACGACGCAACTGGAGGTATTCACAGTATCTTTAGTGTGTTGGATAGTAACGATCTGGGCGGGTTCTCTCGTACAGCTTTGGGTACTTTCCAAGATCAAGCCGGAGCTGAAGACCTGGGATTGTTATCAGGGTATTTCAACACCCATAACACTTCGGGGTCTATTCCTGCCAGTCAATTCACTACCAGTAATAAATGGCAAGCCAAAACCGTCAACGTAGAAACGGTCGAGGATGCTGGTGGAGCACAACATAACCTAACTAAAGAACTGTTAGGGTTGGCTCTACACGATTGCGCTCAGGGTGGTATCGATGCGGTAGATTACATTTTCTGTAATCCTCGTATTTATGTAGCCTTGGAAATGTTACTGGAAGACCAAGTCAGGCGTGACGAGACCATGTCGAATATTGGGTTCCGTCAGAACATGACCTGGAACGCCTTCGGTACTACCATCATGGCTGACCCGTTCATCCCGACCGGTTCAGTGATTGGTATCAATACCAATCACACCTATTTGGTGAACCATGAAGCGCTAAACTCCCAGTTTAGTGGGTTCAAAACTCATCCCGACCGAGCGGTGATTGAAGGTCAACTCAAGACCAAATCCCAATTAGTTTGTGATGATAGAGCCAAAAACTTCTGGATCTATTTAGGTGCTACACCTCAAGTGGGTGGTACGTCCGTCTAACCTTTACTGATGAGTGGGGTGTTAAATCGCCCCACTCTCACTATTCTAAAACACAATGGCTTTAACATTAGAAGAACTACGAGACCGGTTAAGATTTAGACTGGGTGACCCTAGTGGTAACTTTATCAGTAATAGTGTGGTCTATTCCGGTGGATCGGCCACTGATGAAGAAGCTAAGGTGATCAACGATTCAGCTCGGAAACTAACAGCCGATCTGTACCGTAACGGTGTTTCGATGTTGACCGGACGGAAACAGATGGCCATCGAACCCAATAAACGAGAATACGCTTTACCTGACGATCTGTTAGGTGTCCAAGAATGTTTCTGGGAGGATTCAACGACCCGCTATGAGATTAAACAACGTCCGTTACAATCCTTCAGAGACCTGGACGGTATCGACATCCAGCCCAGATATTTCGATGTGTTTGGTCAGACAGCCGAGATTCTTGGGGTTAGAGTTTGCAACAACACTAATAATAGCGATACGATAGCCACTATCGATACCGGTAGTAGTGGCGACAACCAGCCGGAGATAACCACTGGCGATATTGTGGTTGATCGAGACCAGATATTCAACCTCAGTGACGGTAGCAGCGGCACGATTACTGCCGCGGCTACTACATCGGTAACAGCCTCCTCCGGCTTAACTGGCGGGAAAACTAACACTTTCCGTATCAATGACCGTATCCAAATCGAACGGGCGGAGAAAACCTTATCTTTGTTCCATATAACCCCATTGGTAACAGACTCCAGTTACACCACTGTTGCCGACGGTATTACCACTGCCTTTACGCCCACCACTCCGCACTATCTCTATGGGGCTAAGGTGTCACTATCAGCGGTAGGTACGGCTACTCATCCTTTGAAAGTTTATCTTGAGGATGGGACTAATACGGTGGATATAACAGCTATTGATACGCGGGCAGTCGGTACACATGAGGTGGTGTTTCCTAATAATAAGATATTGGATACAGATAATACCTATACGCTGTTTGTCGGTGGTTCTCACGACACTGGTAACGTGGTCAGTAGTTACGATATTTTGGGCTTCGATGGGAACGAACGTCTCAACATCTATTACGCCCGATACCCGATGAAGATGGGAACCACATCGGGGGGTGTCTATTCCGCTGCTCGGTTGAGTGATCGGCTGGAACTGCCGGAGATCTGTTTGGAAGCACTGTTGAATCAAGC